ATGGTGAGCGTCTGTCCTACCAGGGAGGAGGTGTAGAGATAATCGATCAGGATGTTCGTCTTTTTATCCGCCGCCGCGAAGGTATAGACGCCGGTGGCCTCGACCATGCTGTAAGCCCCCGCGGCCTCGTCGCCGACGGCCACCCGGGTGAAGGGGACGCCGGTGGCGGCGTAGACCACGCCGAGGTCCTGCTTAAAGGCGGTGTGGTTGGTCACGGTGACCGTGTAGGGGCCCGGCGTGTCAGCGATGAGTTGCGCCTCCGCCACCACCGGCACGATCTGGCCGGTGGCCGGAGGGGTGCTCCCAAAGAAGTTCTGGAAGACGCTCATCTTGATGTCGGCCTGCTTCGACTTCCCGGTGATCTTGCCCTGGGCCCGGAAGACGGCCTCGGCGAACTGGTTCTGGCCGTAGACCTCCTTGGCGGTAAAGGCGAACTCGACGCTGCCCTCCTGGAGCACCCCGCACTTTATGGGGTTGGGGACCGCGGGCGAGACGACCGGGGGGATGAAATACATGTTGCCGGTGCCAAACCAATAGACCTTAGCCATGTTTCAACTCCTTTTAGCTTTATTTACCAATTGCCAGTTCCCTGGAAGATCAGTAATCAGTGATCAGTGGCCAGTGATCAGTAAAGGCAAAAGCAAAGATAGTGATCAGTTATCAGTGGCCAGTGGCCAGTAAAGGCAAAAAGCAAAAACCTGATTACTGATTACTAATTACTGATTACTGATTACTGATTACTGATTACTGTTTACTGTTTACTGCTTACTGCCTTTGTCATCCTCCCAAAACCACGATTTCCACCGGGATCAGGACGGCGGCCTGGCCGTCCACCTCTCCCAGGGCCTTCAAGATCCTGCCGTCGATGCGGCAGTGGTAGACCAGGCCGCCCAGGGTCTGGCGCTCCTGGGCCGGGCCGGGGGCCAGGGCGGCGCACACCGCGTCGATCAGGGGGTTGATCACCGGCCCCGGCGGCTCGTCCTCGGGGATGCGGGCGTAAAAGCCCAGGTCCACATAGATGAAGTAAAGGGGAGGGCCGCCCTCCACCTGGTACTTGACGGTCTCGCCGGTCCCCTCCTCCTGGAAGAGGGCGGGCTGCTCGTCGGGGGTGACGTCCTTGGCCCAGCGGGCCCGGCGGCTGACGGTGACGAAGCCGGTTGCCGCGCTCACGAGGGCAAAGAGCGCCTCCATGATTGCTTCTCTATTCATGCTTCATAGCTCCCGGTTCCCAGTTATCAGTAATCAGTAATCAGTAATCAGTAACCAGTAATCAGTAATCAGGTTTTTGCTTTTTGCCTTTACTGGCCACTGGCCACTGATCACTGATAACTTTCTTTTGCCTTTGCCTTTACTGATCACTGGCCACTGATCACTGATAACTTTCTTTTGACTTTGCCTTTACTGATAACTGGCCACTGATCACTGATCACTGGTCTCTCACTGATCACTGGCCACTGATCACTGATCACTATCCTTTAATCCCCTCTGCCACCGCGGCCTGGATGGCCGCCAGGATTCTATCCCGGCTTTCCCTCAGGCTGGAGCGCAGGAAGGAGCGCTCCGGCATGCGCGAGCCCGGGTGGTGCACCAGCTTGCGGATGATGGTGTCGCCGCCCATCTGGAAGGCCAGGGCCTTGGCGTTTTTGGCCTCGATGATATGGGCCCGGGTCTGGCCGCCGTATTCGTGGATGGCGGCGTAGACCAGGTTGGTGCCCACGCTGGCGCTGAGGTCCCCGGTCATGGCGTAATTGGTTCTGCGCCTGAGCGTCCCGGTGATGTTGCGCAGTACCTGGCCGGAGAGCTTCTGCTCCTTGACGTAGGCGGTGAGGGCGATGGCCTCTGCCTCCACCGCGGCGCGCACCAGGCCGGTCACCCGGTCCGGGATGGCCCCCAGGCTGGCGATGACCGCCTCATCCCCGATGATTTCCGCGCGGATCATAAGTCAGTTTCCAGTGGTCAGTGGCCAGTGGCCAGTAATTAGTGATCAGTGATCAGTGATCAGTGGCCAGTGATCAGTAAAGGCAAAACTGATTACTGATTACTGATTACTGTTTACTGTTTACTGTTTACTGATCACTGATCACTGTCCTTTCAGTACACGTAGACCTTAAAGACCACCACCTCGGTGCGGCCCGCGGCGGTGGTGATGGTATTGGTGACGTTATAGGTGGTCCCGGCCGTGCCCCCGGAGAGCCAGGTGGTGGCCTTGGCATAGGGCGACCCGATGCTGACCGGGATCCCGGTGATCCCGGCGTCGAAGGTCCAGGCGCTGCTGGAGATGGTGTCGCCGGCCAGCCAGAGGGTGTAGTCGATGGAATAGTCCAGGACCGCGGCCGCGGGCTTGGCCGGGGCGTACCAGCCGTCGGGTCGGCGCTCGAAGGAGTTGTCGGCCCGGGCCGTGAGAGCCAGGGACAGAAGCAGTAGGCCGCAGAGTAGCGCCGAGGCGCACCGTTTCCTAAAGGGTCTTTTCATGGCCTTCCCTTTTTTTCCAGTAACCAGTTATCAGTAATCAGTAATCAGTAACCAGTAATCAGTAATCAGTAACCAGTAATCAGTAATCAGTAATCAGTAAGATCATCCCTATTCTTTGCCTTTGCCTTTGCCTTTGCCTTTACTGATCACTGGCCACTGATCACTGATAACTTTCTTTTGCCTTTGCCTTTACTGATCACTGGCCACTGATCACTGATAACTTTCTTTTGCCTTTGCCTTTACTGATCACTGGCCACTGATCACTGATCACTTTCTTTTGCCTTTGCCTTTACTGATCACTGGCCACTGATCACTGATCACTGAACTACCAGCACCCGGTTGTCAAACCCCAGGGGCAGCGTCCGGTTTTCCGGGCCCATAAGGAGCACGTAGAGAAACCTGACCACGCGCTGAAAAATACCGGCCAGTCCCTTGAAGCTGAACTGCTCCAGGGTTGCGGTCAAGGCCGCGGCTACCCCGTGCCCGCAGGAGACGACGGCGTTTATCCGGTTCAACGACGCGGTTAAGACGCCGCCGACCCCGTGTCCCCCGGTCAGGCCCGCAGTAACCTGGACCAGGTTGGCAGAGAGGGCGGCCACAAAGTTGGTAATTACGGTAGTGGCTGAAAAAGCGGCGCTTACCTGGGCCAGCGCACCCGAGACATGGGCTGCCACCCCGTGCGCCCCGGTGAGGGCCGCGGTCAACTGCGTCAAGGCCCCAGACAAAGTCGAGACCAGCGAAGAGCCGCTCAGGGCTGCGCTGGCCTGGGTCAGCAAGCCTGAGATGGCCCCGGCCACGCCGTGCGCCCCGGTCAGGGAAGCGGAAACCTGGGCCAAGGCCCCGGCGACGGTGCTCGTCACCCCGTGCGCCCCCGTCAGGGAAGCCGACACCTTCGTCAGCGCCCCGGACAGGGCAGCCGTAATGTTCGCTAAATTGAAGGTAGCCGAGAGAGCCGCGGAAACTTGGGTCAAAGCGCCCGATAAAGTTGCCGCCAGGGAGGACCCGCTCAAGGCCCCTGACACTTGAGTGAGAGTTCCTGACAGAGTAGTTCCTACCCCATGATTCCCGGTTAAGGCCGCCGACACCTGCGTCAACGCCCCGGACAGGGTCGAGACCAGGGTATTTCCCGTAATAGCCCCGGAAATCTGGGTCAGCGCCCCGGCCAGGGTAGCAGTAATGCCCGATGAAGTGATGGTGGCCGAGAGGGCCGCGGTGACTTGGGTCAAGGCCCCGGACAAAGCGCCGGCGAAATCGACCACGCTGCCGGTAAGCGAGGCCGTTACTTGATTCAATGCTCCGGATAATGTTGCAATAGAAAAGGGAATATAGTACGCCTCGGTCTGCACCGTCGCCTGGGCGGTCCCGGCGAAGAGAATTGATAGAATAAGACAGATGATGGCTAACCGTTTGATCATGGGATGCTCAAGAATTTCCAGTAGAAAGTCTTGTATGAAGATACGTAAACCGATTGGGTCAAAGAACAGCGGATAGCCTGGTCCGAAGGGACAGGCACGCTGAACTTCAACGGCTCCGTCTGGGCGTTGACATAGGTGGCCTGGTAAGCAAGAATCAATGAAGAAGAATTAGCCCCTGAGTAAATCTTCAAGACGACGGTCTCGCCGTTCACCATGTTGGTGGTATCGACCACCAGGATATATGTCCCGGCGGTGGTGTTGGAGGCAAACAGGTAATCCTCGCTGCCGTCCGCTGTCTGGTTGCCGCTGGTGACCACGGTGAGGGCATGGGCGGTCCCGGATAAAAGCAGCAATAAGATGCCGATGATCGTTAAAAGGCGTCTCACTGTCGGCATAACTCCTCCTTAATCAATCCCGTAGAGGGCGATGCTAAGTAATCTAACGGTTGCACCATTGTTATTACACTGGCTGCGGCCCCAAAGGTTTGACCCGGCTGGGATGGTTGCCGGGAAAGGACCAACAAAACAAGGCAATACGATATAACTGCCATTATTGTAAACAGGAATATTGCTGATTATAGTGGTCACCGCTCCGGATGAAGGCCCCACGCCGATATCTACCAACTGACAAAGAACGGCCGCTCCGGAGGTCGCTAATTGTCCCACACCCATCAACAGCATCTTTGTGGGGTTGGCAATAGATGCAGATATCTCAGTCCAGGCTCCTTTAGTATTGACGGTGCCGCCCGGGTCAACAGTTATGCCTTGACTCGTTAAAGAACTTGCCCCGTATGCGGTGACTCGCTGGAAGGGTGTTGATGGCATGAATCCGGGCATAACCAAACTGGCGGTGACATAAACGGCGGAGGCGGCGACGACCCCTTGAGATTGGACCCATAACGCTACCCCAGGAGGGATATAAATAGGAAGAACAGCCTGCGCCAAAGCGTATGGACCCATTGCGCAATATAACTGCGGAACTACTATTACCTGACTTCCTGAAGGCCCTATGCCAATATTTAGCATCACGCTTCTTTGGCTAGAGGTAGTGTTCTCAACAAATAAGATCAGCACACCCCCGGGGTTGGAACCGGCGGCGACTAACTGCACCCAGGAACCCAGCGAATTAGCGGGAGAGCCTGCGGCAACACTCGTGCCCAGAGAACTGGCGGTCGCCGCCCCCGCAGTATATTGGTTCCCCCCATCGCTCAGAATCGGCCAATCAGCCGCCGAGACGGGGAAGGCCAGGAGGGCTGCCAGCGTCAGGGCTGCAAAGCACTTCATAATCTTTTTCATACCTTCACCCCTTTCCCGTGATCAGTGATCAGTAATCAGTAATCAGTAATCAGTAATCAGTAACCAGTAACCAGTTTTTGTTTTTGTTTTTGCCTTTACTGATCACTGGCCACTGACCACTAACCACTGGCCTCTGATTACTGACCACTGATCACTGATTACTTTTTTCACTTCTTAGGTCCCCGCGGGCACCGTGATCGTCCCGCTCAGGGAGCAGGGGCCGCCTGAGACGATGCTGGTGGTGTTGAGCACCAGGCTGGTAGCCGAAGTGCCCACGTCGCCATCGGCAATAGCCGTAGAACCATCGGATTTGAGTATGCGGAAATAACCCGCCGTCCCCGTAGCGGAGGCATTGACGTTGCTCACGGTCCCCAGAGTGATGACCCCGCCGGTATCCGTGTTGGTGGCGTTGAGCGTCCAGTCCACCAGGAGGGTGCCGGTGACCGCCCCATTCGGCCCGTTGGTATCGGCCCCGGTGTAGATTCTCAGGTGGCCGGAGTTCGTGTCGGTTGCGATGGCCGCACCGGCAGAGTGGCGCTCGGTGGTGGCCAGCACGAAGCTGGTACCGGAGCTGGTAACCACCAGGGCCAGGATGAAGGCTATTGCCAGTAGGGGGATTCTCAGCTTGTTCTTCATTTGCGTTCTCCTTCTTTTCCTTAGTTATCAGTAATCAGTAAACAGTTATCAGTGGTCAGTGGCCAGTGGTCAGTGGTCAGTGGTCAGTTTTTGCCTTTACTGATTACTGATTACTGATTACTGATTACTGTTTACCGGTCACTGATTGACCGGGCCGGTTAGTAAAGGT